AATATGATGCCGGGGGGCGTGCCTTTAGGCGAACTGCCTATTTCACCTCACAACCAACCTGGCCCACAAATAGGGAATCCAAATCAACCTGGAAATCCAGTACCAGCAGTGGGTCCTAACCCACTCCAAAAATATTTTAGGCAACCAAAAATATATATTTCTTTACCTAGTAAAGGAACATACTGGCCGCAGGGTAGTATTGAAATTCCAGAAAATGGCGAACTTCCAGTATATGCAATGACGGCAAAAGACGAAATGCGTTTTAAAACACCTGATGCTTTAATGAACGGTCAGGCTACTGTAGATGTTATCCAAAGTTGTATACCAAATATTAAGAATGCTTGGACAATGCCTGTTCTTGATTTAGATACACTTTTAATTGCAGTACGTATTGCAACATACGGTGAAAAGCTAGAATTATCAACAACTGTTCCAGTATCAAATGAAGAAAAAACATTTACATTAGATATGAGAACACTCCTTGATCAATTTATGGCGGTGTCATATGATAATGTTATTACGCATAGTGATTTAAAAATTACAATTCGTCCAATAACATATATGCAGTTTACAAAAACTGCAATAAAATCTTTTGAAGAACAAAGGATTTTCCAAACTATTAATGATACTGAAATGGATGACAATCAGAAAATGGGAACCTTTAATGATGCATTTACTAAGTTAACGAATTTAACTATTGGTACAATTAAAACAAGTATATCTCAAATACAAGTAGGTGACCAGATTGTTGTTGATGAAAATCAAATTTCAGAGTTTATTGATAACGCTGACAAAGAGTTTTATTCTGCAATTACTGATCATATCGAAGCACAAAAGAAAAAGTTTGAAATAAAACCAATGCGAGTTGAATCTTCAGAAGAGGAACAAGGGCAAGGAGTTCCTAAAACTTATGACGTACCTATTGCATTTGATCAATCAAATTTTTTCGCATAAGGATCTTAGTCCTACCTCTGGCAGAGATCCTAAAATACTGTGATAACTTAGACAACGAGGTAAAACAGTTAAAGTATGAACTTGCGAAATATGTATGGTATATGCGTGGGGGTGTTACTTGGTCTGAGATGTTAGAGTGTTCTTTAGAAGAGCGTGAAGTATTTTCAAAACTTATCAAAGAAAACTTAGAGACAACTAAGAAATCCGGACAACCATTCTTTTAAATTATATTTTTCCGTCGTAAACAAATAAGCCTTGATTGTGAAGAATTTTGAAAATGTTCTTCTCAATATTTGGGTGTTTCGAAACAATGTTTGGTTTATTTACAGCTGGTGCAGTTGTATTGCCTGCCGCTTTAGCTTGTGGTTGATCGCCTGTCGCTTTAGCTTGTGGCGTTGTATCTGCTGGTGCTTTCCCTCCAGCATACTTTGATTTACCAAAGCCGCCGGCTGTTCCAGCAAATCCACTTTTTACATAATGATTAATTATTCTTGTAACGTCCTTTGGATCTAATGGCTCTTCTTTAAGAATATTATATGCTGATTCATATACTGTAGAATCTACAATACCCGGGAGATTAGGTTGTATAGGTTTAGCACCAGCTTGTTTAATTTTATCAATGCCTTGCCCAACTGCCGCTTTGGCTCCTGCAACCTTACCGCCAACGTAATCCTTCGCTTTGCCAAGTGCTCCGCTAACTTTTTGTCCCATACGTTTTCCGAGCTTACCTAATACATTAATAATATCTTGCTCGCTACCAATTGGAAGGCCTTTTTTCTTAAGGTAGGCGAACAGAGTTCCGGTAGTAGGTGCACCATCGGGTGTATTTTTGTAAAATGCTTTAAATTCGCCAGCTAATTCTTTTGTTTCAGCGTCAATATCCATTTTTGTAGCCGCTGTTTTGCTACCAAACTTCTTTTTAACAGCATCAATAGGATTCCATTCTTTAAGATCCTGTGATTCGCTTATAATTTGATGTACTTTCATAATTTCTGGTCTCCAAATGTATTTATATTATATTTAGCTATAATTCCTTATATACTCCAGTAAATACTCTTATGCCTCAGACTATATATAAGGTTATTGAGACAGTTACTCAGAATGTTGAGTTAATTGATTGTAGTAGTGAATCAGAAGCATATGAAGTTATGCAACAGCTACAAGATGCTAACCCTAATGGTATTTACGAAATAGTATCAGACATCAAGTATACTGTTAAAGGTCTTGGAAGAGATCCAGAATTACATTAATATATAAGTCTTATTAATGGTTGTTCTGAAGTGAGCTAAAGCTCACTTTGTTTTCGCTTACGCTCAAACATTTTATTTCTTTAAGATGAATAAGTGCGTTAAGCACTTTTGCATCATGTAGATAGTTGAGCCATACTTCGCCCGTCTCCGGACAAAGTATTTAATAGCCATCATGTGAGATGAGCGTACCATCTTGATAAAGAAGATTACATTAAATGTACAGAGGCGGTAACCCGACAACCCCTTACTTCAGCCTTCGTATAGTTACGGACGGTATTAATCCCTATCAAGCGGAATTTTCTACCGAGCTGGTTGCTTTTTACTCAGAGCCAGCATCTTTTAGACCTAAAGTTAGTCTAGCCTTGCAACACACCAGTATCTAGACGTCATTTGAGTACGTCTTCAAGGTGAATCGAGCTACCTCGATCAAACAGCGTTGCTTATTTTTTGCCTGTGTGTGGAAGAGTTGTGCCTGTACTGATAATTATAGTGGAGTTTTATTATTAGATGTAAATCTGGCTTATTTGCCTTTAAGGGCTTCTCTTAATATCTTAGACCCGCCTACTCGTACGTTAATAATGCCGTTGTAGTACTCGTCAGTTTCTAATACTCTGCGTTCAAACTGCTCTCTTGCTTCTAAGTAGCTTGTAACACCTTTACTTGGACAGTAATGTAATATCTCTCTTGTAAATTTACCTTTACCTAGTTTTTCAATGTCGGCTAATAATGTGTCGCTAGATCCCCAGTAATCTTTCCAGTCGCTTTCTACTGTACTTCTACGTTTATTAGTTCTGCCTTTAAGTGGAGGTCTAGTTTTTTTGAATCTAGCTAATTTTTTACCAATATATTTTCTATTGTTAGTTGTATTAGTAATAATGTATACAAACCCTACGCAATCATCTGGTAATTGCTGTATAATTTTGTTTTTAAAAGTCCACTCCATGTAGATACTTACATAGAATTGGCATTAGTCGTCTTGTTTCTGATGATGTGCCCGATGAGAATCCATAACTTCTACTCTTCGAAGAGAAGCTAACCTACGTATTTCACTTAACCATCTTCTAGTTGCACGTTTAGTCTTTTCACTTTTACGTTTTTCAAAATTTTCATTATTTTTATAATATTCTATATATGCTTTTGTTAGTAAGTCGTGCGTATCATCGTTTATATCGGTCATTGTGTTACCTCTACATCATTATCGTAAGATGTAAACCCAGCTTCTTTGACAACTTTAAGTACGTTAGTTACCCTTCCTTGTAATTCATCTTTATGCGAAATAAGGTATATATTTTTATTACGTTCTCTACCCATCTTCTTAAGTACGCTCAATGAAGCTTCAACACCTGCTGAGTCCATACCACTATCTATTAGTTCATCAACAAATAGTAAATTAACTTGTTGATATAAACTTTCCCAAACATCTCTAAAAGAAAAACTCAATCCAAGGATTAATCTATTACGTTCACCCCTTGACAAGTTATCAAAGTCTAGGTCTTGACCTAATTGTGTAATTTCTACATTTAGATCGTTTTGAAATAGTACTTGGTGCGGCAATCCAAGTTTATTAAGATAATATGTAAGCCTATTATTTAAGTATGCAAGATTTTGATCAATAATTTTCTTTCTTATAAAGCTATCTTTATTAGTTAAGAGTTTATATAAAAAGTCTTGGTGATCTTTTAAAGAATTTAATTCGTTTATATTATCCCAATTAAGTTCTTGTAATGCTGTTTCTTTTAAATCATCAATTTGTTCTTGATAAGGATCTACTTCATCTGTTTTTTCTGCTAATGTTTTCTTTAAACTTTCAACATTGCCTCTATGTTCATATGCTTCTTTGGCTGTTTCATAAAAAGTATTAGGTTTTAAATCCAATGTACCAATGTCTTCAAGTTTTGCTTTAACCTTATCATACTTGTTAGCAATTTCAATCATATATGTATGTGCATCGCCATAGTCTTTTTGTAGTTTGTCCTTCATTTCTTCAAGTTTATCATCATGAAGTTCTTGACCACAGGCGTAACACTTAGCATGTTCAAGGTCATCAAGATCAGTTCCAACTTTTTGTACATTTTTATCAGCTTGTTCTAATGCACGTTCTACAGTTGCTAGTTCTTTTGTAAGATTTGTATGATGCTTGTTAAGGTCAGACCAAGATGCTAGTTGTTCGTGGTCATCAAGTTCACTATCAATATCTAATTGTTCTAATTCGTAAATTGCTTTCTGTAGTTTATCGCACGATTGTTTGTTTTGTGCTATCCAAGCCTTTCTTCTGCTATGTAATCTGTCAATATTCTCTTTAATTTTTTCGTTACTATCTTTAAGTGCAGTAAGTCTTGCATTCTCTTGAACAATATGCTCTTTATTAATACGCATTTGTTCTCTTAAAAGGTCTGCTTTTTCAGATAATATAGTAACACCTAATAGTTGTTCTATAATAGCACGTTGATCATTGTTCTTTAATGCTAAGAAAGGTTCGGTATATGTGTTTAATGCTAATATATGCTTAAACATCTCATGGCTCATACCTAACAATGTATTAATGTCTTGTTGAGTCTTACGTGAATCACCTTGACTTTCGTCAGTTATTTCTTGATCTTCATTATTAATAGAGAATTTTAGTAAATTTGGTTTACGACCTCTTTCAATATGATAACTTACTCCATTTTTTTCAAAAGTTAGCGTAACTAACATACCTTTGTTATTAGTTTTGTTTACTAAGTTATCACGTCTAATATTTGTAAGGGCTTGACCATATAATCCGTAACTTATAGCATTAATAATTGTTGTTTTACCTGTTCCGTTACGTGAACCAGCGTCATCGCCACCTTGATCTATATTTTCACCTAGTACAAGTGTAAGTTGATGTTGATTAAAGTTAATTGCTTGTGTAGTATTACCTACACTCATAAAATTTTTAACTGTTAGGTCTTGTATTCTAATCACGGTCTTCTCCTAACTTGTTATAAATGTCAAGTAATTTTGCTTTATCATAACTATCAGATTCAATAGCTTGAATTTCCTTGGCAACAATTTGATCAACACTTTCAAATTTTGTAATGTCAATATCTGTATTAATTTCTTCATCTGTAGTATTAGGAATAAGTGTAATTTCTCTACAATCATGTTCATGAAGGAATGTTTCTTTAATAAAACTAGCTTCTTCATATGAAATAGGTAAGTCTAATGTAACCCTCAAATACATTTTAGGTTTAATTAAAGTGTCTTTTTCATCTAATAACTGTGATAATTTTACTGTACGATACTTGGGACAATTCCACCAGTTAAGATATTGAGGAGCGCCGCCGTGCTCCAGCACCATCATACCTCTTTCGTCGTCCCAAGCATCGGCATAGTTATGAGGTAATGCATTACCAATATAATTTACAGTACCCTTAACTTGTCGTTTATGAAAATGCCCTGAAAATACATAGTCTTGATGTTTAAAATGGTCAGCTTGTAATTCTCCTGTATCAGGCATTTGTACCATTGCATTCATATAAAAATTTGGAAGTTCAAAATGTCCAAATATATATTTGCTTTTAATTTTAGGAATTTGTTTCCATTCATCGCCTACAAGCCATGGTATTAATGTAGTATCACCTATTGTTGTAATTTTGTTAACGATGGTAATGCCAGGAATGTGCTTGCCAAACTCAACAGAATGAATGTCTCGTTTGTCTTTGTAATACAAGTCGTGGTTACCAGGAAAGAAATAAAAATTTTCAAATGCTTTTCCAAGTTTTTCTAAACTTCTAATGGTAGCATCCATAGTAGTAATGTTCAAGCTGTTTCTATTGTGATGCCAGTCACCCATAAAGATGCCAGTTTCACAATTATTCTCTTTAGCTTGATCAATAAACCAATCTATAAATTCTTCACAATCCTCGTTGTGGACTTTACTATTAGATTTTAATCCAAAATGTATATCCGTAAAGACGGCGGCCTTTTTAAACAATTTTATATCCTCTTATGTATAGTATAAACTCTTAACGATTATTTGTCAACTCCTTCTTTCTTCGAAACTTTTAT